AGAATTTACCCGAAGCCAAATGGTAGTGAACCAGAAAAGTTTTGGGTTAATTTTAGAGTCTCTGAAGATGCATTTGACGAAGAAGCCGACAGACAATTTGGCGCTGGTGGTGTCAACAATATGAACACGTTACCGTTCCCAAATGTACCATATCAGAATATCAACAGCATTGGAAAGCAGTGGATAAGAAGATATGCATTGTCTCTGTGTAAGGAAACCCTAGGACAAGTTAGGTCTAAACTAGGCAGCATTCCTATCCCTGGCAATGACATAACCCTAAATGGTCCAGCATTGATTTCTGAAGCAAAAGAAGAGCAGAACTCACTAAGAGATGAACTAAAGACTGTTCTGGATGAACTTGTCTACGGTAAACTTGCAGAGGGGGACGCACAAATCCAGGAAAATATTAATAATGTTCTTGGTAAAGTCCCATACGGGATTTATGTGGGATAATATAGATGGCAAAATGGACACAACCAACTAGCCCTCCACCTCCTTTATTTGTCGGACAGGCAGAAAGGAACTTTGTTAAGCAGATCAATGATGAACTCATCGAGCGAATTGTTGGTCAGCAAGTTCTATACCTTCCGATAGATATGGAAACAACAAATTATCATAAACTTTACGGGGAAGCTTTGAAAAAAACATTTCTTCCTCCTGTAAGGGCATACGCCCTTGTTGAATATAATGGCTCTAGTAGAGTCCAAGAACAGTATGGATTTGATAACGTGTACAATATAACGGTTCACTTTCATAAGCGCCGCCTGACACAAGATCAAAATTTATTTGTTCGTTTAGGTGATTTTGTGCAATACGATGGAATGTATTTTGAGATTGTTGATGTTTTTGAGCCTCGCTATTTGTTTGGACAAGACGGAGATTTTGGCGATGGTACATCTTTAGAGGTTACGGCTGTTTGTAAGCAAGCAAGAAGAGGATTATTCGATGCCAATTAGAACACCCACAGATGTAGATCTTAACGCATCTTACAGCCTGGCAGCATCATCGCTGGAGGACATAGATTCTGCACTGTATAATCATATAAACAACAAATTTAATATCTTTGTCAACACAAACAAGGGCTTTGAAAAAGTTCCAGTAATATTCTCAATACCAGAGAGAGCATTCCAGATCAAAAATGATCCAACTCTTCGAACAGAAAACGGCAGAACACTAGTGTACCCACTCGTGTCAATATTGAGAGGTAATGTGACAGTTAATCCAGCCAATAAAGCTAGATATGGGGTAGAGATACCGCCGTACTTTGATTATTACAAAAAAGGTGGCTCTATTCAGATAGCAAGGCAGATACAACAAAAGAAAACAAGGAATTTTGCGAATGCAAATTCAATAAGAAGGTCAAAAAATAAAACAGACGAGAACTTTCAAACAGGACCAGGCGTAAATGAAGATGTGGTCTATGAATCTCTGCTCATACCCATGCCAACTTATGTAGAAATAGATTATAGTATTACATTAGTTTCTGAATACCAACAACAAATGAACGAACTGGTGACTCCTTTTATGGCCGAGACAGGAACACCTAGTGTATTCAGGATAGAGCATGAGGGAAATAAATATGAGTGTTTTGTGGATGGCTCATTCAGTGCTGAGAACAACTCTAGCGGATTAGACGTTAATGAGAGAATATTCAAGACCACAGTTTCGATGAAGGTCCTTGGTTACATCATAGGATCTGATAAAAACCAAAACACTCCAGTTATTGTCCACCGTCAATCTGCTGCCAAGGTAAGGTTTCAAAGAGAACGTGTTGTTTTAGGCGATGAGATCGAAGCGCACATTAATTTGAAGGAAAAATATAGACCATAACATATGTTGGATTTTAGGCTTTCGCCTTACTATTTATTATTAGCAAGATTTGTGGGTATTAATCACACTATTTTGTTTTGAACTATTATAAGAGATACTAACAAAGGGAGACTTGAGTTAAAATGGCAAATGACCCTTCAAGCAAGTTTAAGTTTATTTCACCAGGAGTATTTGTTGATGAAATCGACAATTCAGCCTTACCGGCAACACCTGGGGCTGTAGGACCAGTTATTTTTGGCAGAGCAAGAAAAGGACCAGCGATGGTGCCAGTGACAGTAGATTCATTTTCTGACTTTGTTGATACCTTCGGCGAGCCCATCGCTGGGACAGAGCCCGGAGACGTATGGAGACAGGGCAATGTTACCGCACCTACCTATGGTGCATACGCTGCTCAAGCTTGGCTTCGGAATAGCTCACCCCTGACCTATGTTCGTCTAGTGGGCGTTCAAGAAGAGGGCGCTTTAACTGCTGGCAAAGCCGGCTTTTCTGCTGGAAATCTTAATTCTACGCCTAATGACGGTGGTGCTTGGGGACTTTTTGTTTTTCCATCCGCTAGTCTCCAGTCGGATAATACAACAACAGTTACCGGTGCATTAGCCGCAACTTTTTATCTCCCAAATGGACGAGTGTTTTTGTCCGGTGCTCGTGTTGATCGAGTTGGTTCTACTGAAGTCCCATCCGGCGGCGCAACAGGGTCAGCTTGTGAACTTTATGAAATAACCGATGATACTTATACCCTCGGAATTACAAGCGACGGCACTGTTGCAAATACTAAGAAAGTAACATTTAGTCTTTTGGATAACACAAAAGCTAATCACATTAGAAAAGTCTTAAACACTAACCCAACAATCACAAATAGTTCAATCACCGCAGCAGAAACTAGAACTGCAATACAGGGTGGCAACTATTGGCTTGGGGAAACATTTGAAAGATCACTAACTGCAAAGGGTGACTCGTCAATTGGTGTTGTTGGATCAGCTATCTCTTCAAAGGCACATGCTGTTATTTGGCCGTTGAGAGATCAGGTTAGTAGCACCATACAGCAGAATAAGTTTAAGTTTGCTGCAACAAAGGGTACAACTGGTTGGTTTATTGCTCAAGATCTTTCTGGCGATACAGCAAGCTATGCTGCAAAGTCACAACAAAAGCTATTTAGAGTTGAAGCCCTCACGGCTGGACAATGGGTTCAGGAATCGGTAAAGATTTCTATTGAGAAAATTAAAGCCCCTCGTGGTGAATTTGAGAAATATGGCTCGTTCTCTTTGGTTGTTCGCAAGATTAGCGATATTGACACATCGCAAACTATTCTTGAACGATTTGATCTTCTGAACTTAAATCCTGCTTCGCCAAACTTTATTGGACAAGTTATCGGAACTCAATACGAGCAATATGATGATAAGATTAAGGGCAATAGAGTTTACGGAGCATATCCAAATAGATCAAAGTATGTCCGCATTGAACTCGGCGCTGAGGTTGAGCGAGGAACGCTAGATCCAGAATATCTGCCGTTTGGTGTTTTCGGGCCTCTCAAATATAGAGGTGTGACAGTTGTCTCCGGCGCTCAAAGCTTTGTGGCTGCTGCTCCTAGCTTGTTGCCTTATTCTGGCGCACTATCAAGTAACTCCCCTACTGACAAAACAATACTGTTCGGTGGTTTGCAGTCAGTATTTGGTGACATTGGTGGAGTTGGACCTTATGCCCTCGGTGGGCAGAGTCCGCTAGCCCTTGCCGCAACTGGATCTGTTCTCGGTTTCGGTAACGGCTTTAGAGATAACGCCCGAATGGGAACGAGCAGGGGTGGATTTAGTGGCTCAATTATTTTCCCAGGTGTTCCTTTGAGAACTCAAAGTGTCTGGGGACGCAATAGAGGAAATTCTAGTGTGTATTGGGGCGCTTGGACCGGACGCACGGCTACCGATCCAAAAATAAATGAAAGTTTGGTTGACATGCTGCGAGCTAGAGCAGAGGGTCTTGAAACTAGCCCTGACTCCACAGATCGTGACATTGAAGGAGAGATAGCAAAGAGAACGTCTGACCCGACTCAGATTGCTTGGTGCTTCTCGCTTGATGACGTCTCAGGATCGTTTGTCGCCGGCTCAACAGTTCCTGTCTCTGGAACATACTCCAATGACCATCGTAAGACTGGATTAAGTATTTCGGCAAATCGCACTTACACGGGTACTTTGGACGCTGGATACGCACAGTTTACAACTGTCCTTCACGGCGGGTTTGATGGCTTTGATATTACAGAAAGAGATCCTTTTAGAATGTCAACAGCTTTTGCAAATGCGACAAGCGATGAAAGTTCGTATCAGCTTCACACGTTACGAAGAGCAATAAATGTTGTCTCCGACCCAGACGTGCTGCAAACAAACTTAATGTCAATGCCGGGCATAACACAAAATACAGCTACAAACTTTCTATTAGAAACGGCTGAAGATCGTGGAGATGCTCTGGCGGTTATAGATATTCAAAATGTTTATACTCCAGATACAGAAAATGCAGATACTGCTCTCAATCGTAACAACTTTACAATTGATCAGGCAGTGAATACTCTTCTGGACAGAAACATTAATAGCAGCTACGGTGCAACCTACGCTCCTTGGGTTAGGATTTTAGATCCAAACAGTTCAAGGAGTCTGTGGGCTCCGCCATCGGTTGCTGCTATCGGTGCATACTCACATACTGACAACAAGGCTGCACCTTGGTTTGCCCCAGCAGGCTTCTCCCGTGGTGGGTTGTCTGATGGAGCAGCCGGACTGCCAGTGTTGGATGTTTCGAAGAGGTTGACATCGGATGATAGGGACAAGCTATATGCTGCTAATATCAACCCAATCGCCAAATTCCCAGCAGAGGGCATTGTAATCTTCGGACAGAAGACCCTGCAACAAACTCGATCTGCACTGGATCGAATCAATGTAAGAAGGTTGATGATCTTCTTGAAGCGTGAGATTTCTTTCATCGCATCGAGATTGCTGTTCGCCCCGAACGTTCCAGACACCTGGGCTCGCTTCACGGGTAAAGCAACACCGATCCTCGATCAGGTCAAAGCTCAATTTGGTATTGAGGAGTTTAGGCTCATCCTAGATGAAACAACAACAACTCCTGATTTGGTTGATCAAAATATAATCTATGCGAAACTATTGGTCAAGCCGACTAAGGCTGTCGAGTTCTTCGCCATTGATTTCGTTGTCACGAATAGTGGTGCGGGTTTCGAGGACTAAAAAAGTTATGAGAAACTATTTACTAAGTAAAACAGGAGACCAATAATAATGGCACTTTTCTGGGCAAACAAAGATACTGATCCAAAACGCAGATATCGGTTTACGTTAAACATGGGGGATATTCCTGTTTGGACTGTAAAGACAGCGAATAAACCAAAAGCAAATATAAGCGTGGTTGAGCATCAATATATTAATCATACGTTCAAATACCCAGGAAGAGTTACTTGGGACAATATTTCCTTGACCCTGGTTGATCCTCTTGATCCAGACATGGCTTTTACGATGTTGCAGAAGTTGAGAAAGTCAGGTTATGATTATCCCACCACTGCAAATGTTAGAGGGACTATCAGTAAGAAACGGTCTGTTGATGATGGTGTAGAATTTGTAAAAATTAATCAAATCAACGGCGACGGTATGGTTATCGAAACTTGGGAACTGAAAAATCCATTTATCGTAAGTATCGACTTTGGTGGCGCTCTTGATTATACATCAGATGATATGAATGAAATTGCAGTAGAAATTGCTTATGACTGGGCAGAAATGACGAAGTTTGGCAAGGAGTCTACTGGAGAGCAGTAATACAATACTCTAGGTTGTGTTTAGAAAGGTTATTAGATGAGTAGAAATAAAGATAGAACAGGTCTCGAAGACGAGACCGTATTTTTCGATGAAAATCCACCACCCCCTGCGGTAGCCCCTCAACAGGATACTGTTTCTGGGGGTGGTTTTTCTTGGTCAGCCCCAACACAGTTTGTAGACTTACCAAGTCGTGGTGAATTTTACCCCGAGAACCACCCTCTTTACAATAAAGAGTCTGTGGAGATCAAGTATATGACAGCTAAGGAGGAAGACATTCTTACCTCTAAAGCTCTCCTCAAAGAAGGAGTAGCCATAGACAGACTTTTACAGAGTGTGGTTGTAGATAAGAACATCAATGTCAATTCTTTGTTGGTTGGTGATAAGAACGCTTTGATTGTCGCAGCCAGGGTAACTGGTTATGGTTCGGAATACCAAACCAAAGTAACCTGTCCATCCTGTTCGGCAACAGAAGAATACTCTTTTGATCTTGAGGGTGCGCCACTCAAAGACACAAGTACAGCTTTAGAAGATTACAGCGCAACCAGGACAGATAGAAATACTTTTCTTGTACAAGCACCCTTGACGCAAGCTCAGGTAGAAGTAAGGCTTCTGACAGGTGCGGATGAGATAAAGTCTTTTAAGGAAGCCCAAAGAAAAGCAAAAAGAAAATTAGATGAAACATCCTTGACAGACCAGTTCAGAATGTTTATAGTATCTGTGAATGGCGAAACAAATCCCTTGACTATTGTGTCTTTCATCCAAGCTATGCCGGCTAGAGATTCTCGTTACTTGAGAACCTTCTATTCTGATATAACCCCTAATATTGACCTCAATCAGGTATACGAGTGCAGTTCATGTGGCTACTCTGCGGACATGGAGGTTCCGCTGACCGCTGACTTTTTTTGGCCTAAGTGACGAATACGCTGAATCTGTTTATGAGGAATTCTTTCAATTAAAGTATCATGGTGGGTGGAGCTTCTTTGAAGCATACAATTTACCAATAATGATTCGTAGGTGGTTTTTGAGTCGTTTGGCAAAACAAAAGAAAGATGAGAATGAAGCTCAACAAGAAGCGATGAGAAAAGCTAAATCATCTCGCCGATAGGCAACCATAAATATAATTTATAGACTACTTAGTAAGCAACCGTGTGTGTTGTTGGGGATCTACTATGCTTAATGAAGAACAAATGGAACAAATAGTGTTTGACCTGGGCGCTGCTCGCAAGGATCAATTGAACGAGAATATTTTGCACGTCTTCGCCGCTTGGATCGAGTATTTGTTGTCTAAAATGTATAAAGGCAGGAGAATCCCGGTTAGGGTTCGTGGAAACAGAATCGAAGTAGAAAGGTTCACAGATGCCCTTGTAAATGAGAAGCGTTATATGGATTATATTAAGAAGTATGGACTGGATAATCCGATGACCTATGGTCAAAAATCCAAACTTGATGTGGCGATAAGAAGGTTTGAAAGAGAAGCAGGCATTCAGTGGCCTATCCGAAACTAGGGTATTGATAAATGGCTAACGGACCAAACGGACCAATGACTCCAGAAGAAAAGCAAGCCCGAGAGGATAGGCTTGAACTTTTACGCCGTGAGAAAGAGGCCGCCGCAGGTCTGTCTACATCGCTAGATGCTGTTAACGAAGCCTTGTCTCTCGGCGCTGAACGAACCTTGGAGCTTAATGAGAAAAACAAAGAACGATTACAATTATTAGAGAAACAAACAAAACTTCAAGCTCTAGGTAAAGACCTGGATGACGAAGAAGGGCTAAAGCTTCAACTTTTAACCCAAGAAACAAAACAGTTTGCTGAAGCTCTAAAAATTGCTAATGAAGCCCGAAGAGAAGAAATTGATCTTCAAAAAGAACTGTTAGATGTTACACAAAAATTAACAGGACTTCAATTAAATCAACTGGGAACAGTCAGAGGACTAACCACGTCCTTAATAGACTTTGCTACCAAGCTTGATGCCGCTAATGTGGAACTTGCAGTACAGACAGGCTATACCACTGCGCTTCAAGATGATATGGAAGCTCTTACAAAAAGCACAGTTGGACTTGGTATTGGTGTTGCTGGTGCTGGCAAAATGGTTGCCGGACTTAATTCTAGCTTCTCATTATTTATAACTGAAAATAAAGCTACTCGTGAGAGCATAGCAAAAACAACCGCTCAACTTTCTAAGATGGGAGTATCTGCCGAGGAAAGCGGACAGGCTCTGGATACCTTGACCCGTGGCATGGGTTTCTCGACACAAGCTGCCGAGTCAGCCCTGAAAAGCTTTGATAAACTGGGGCAAGAGATCGGACTACCAACATCCCAGATGGTAAAAGATTTTAACACGCTAGCTCCTCAGCTTTCAAGGTATGGCAAGCAGTCAACCCAGGTTTTCCAAAGACTATCAAAAGAAGCTAGAAAATTAGGAATATCTGTCAAAGATGCTTTTGACATTTCTGAGAAGTTTGATACTTTTGAGGGTGCTGCTGATCTCGCCGGTAAACTCAATGCTCAAATAGGATTACAGTTAAATTCTGTAGAAATGATGACGGCTTCTCACACAGACCGACTGAAGATTATGCGCCAAGAGTTTATGACTAGGGGCAAAAACTTTGATGAAATGGGTATACGCCAAAAGCAAGCCGTTGCAGAAGTTATGGGTGTTGATGTGGATATGGCAAGCAGGCTTTTTGGTGATCCAGTAGCATTGCGGAAATATCAAAAGGAACAAAAAACAATTGCTGAACGAGCCGAAGCAATGACAACCGCTATGGACCAGTTTAAGACAACCCTGGAGGAGATGTTCATATCATTAGCCCCAGTCATAAACGCATTTATGGGATTTGTAAAGCTCTTAGGCAAGTTCTACATCCCTCATGTAATTTTGGCTGCTTATGCGGTTAAAGGTCTTGCTGTTGCACTAGCACCTATAGGGGGAATTGTTAAGGCGCTTGTTCCAAGATTTGCCGCTTGGGCAGCAGGAATATTTGCTGTAGGCACTAACTCAACCGTCGCCACACCGCCTGTTTCTACTTTGGGTACTGTTAGTTCGTTGACCGGAAGACAAATGCTTGCCCTCGGCGCAGCGGTTATGATGGTTGGTGTTGGTATCGGCGCAGCAGCGTTCGGGGCTTCTTATCTAGTAGAAGCATTTACGGGTATGGGTGCAGAGGCGATTGCAGCCGTTGCTGGTATTCTAGCATTTGGTGGAGCGTTGTACTTTGCTACCCCCGCCATCGTTGCTGCTGGATCTGCTGGCGCTGTAGCAGCTATCCCACTGCTCGCTCTTGGTGCTGCTATGATGATGGCAGGTGTCGGCGTTGGGTTTATGGCCCAAGGACTTGCCATGCTTGTAGAGGGATTTGCTGAACTTGCTCCCCACTTTTTGCCCTTGGCTTTATTAGCTACTCCGTTGGCTTTAGGTTTGTTCCTCGTATCAAAAGCAATGCTGGGACTGGCTTATGCGATGATACCGCTGGTTAACCCGATTACGCTTTTTGCTATGAATTCGTTATCTACCCGATTTGAGAGAATGTCTCAATCCTTGGGCGCTCTAACGGCAACAGCCGGAAACGCAGGTCAAATTATTGGATCTTCCTTCAAGACAATAGCTACATCCATAGCGGCACTTGGGGCACAAATACCAACATTGTATAAGGTATCTCTTGGGCTGGGGGCTATGGCTGTGGCACTAAACGTCATGGCACTGTCGTTTATGAATCCTTTGATGTTGCTTGGGTTGACGCTCTTTATGAAATATCTTTTTGGTATCGCTGCTGCCTTAGCACTCATTGCGGTTTCGACCTCTGCACTAGCAAGCCTCGAAAAAATAATTACTGTATCAACCTCAGTTAGCACTTCTGAATTAGATAATATGCAGGCTGTTATGGGAGAGGTTAGACACACAATGGCAGCTTCAAAATCGGCTGATCGAGAGGCATTGATGGCGATGGCTAATGCAACCCAGGGCGCATCATCTCAGATGGCTTCCAAAGTTCCAATAAAACTAGTTGTTAATGATAGGGTTTTTGCAGAAACAGTTGTTGATTTATTCGATCGTAAAAAATCTGTAACAAGTATAGCGTAACTGGAGATACAATATAAATGTCAAAATTTATGATGCCTGGTGAAAAAGACCTCTACGAAAAAGGGCTCGTATTAGAAATAGAACACGTCCCTACAAGTACAACAACCTTTAAGAATTCTGTTAAGTTTTCTGCTTTTCTTGCCACATTTAGTGATGCTTATAATTCTGAATGGAATGCAGAACAAGTTTTTGGACGGATGGATCCGATTGCTACTTTCAAACAGACCCGCCGAGCGATATCGGTAGCTTGGATAGTTCCATCTACAAGCGCAGAACACGCTGCGGAGAACCTTTGGAAGATTAATAAGTTACTTACATTTCTTTATCCAACATATGAGGAAAGGTTAGGACAAGGGGCTTCTACAATAAATATGGGTCCACTGTTTAGAGTCAAGTTTGGAAATCTAATTCAAAACGTTGCAACAGGCGAGGGATTGTTGGGATACGTCAACGGCTTTACCTTTGACCCAGAATTAGAAGAGGGTATGTATACATTCCCTGGGCAGGGCAGTCCTCTAAAGACTGGTGGGGTAGATTATATCCCCAAGTCAGTTCGAATAAATTTTGAGCTAACCGTTCTTCACGAGCACCCCCTTGGCTTTAGAAAGGATAGTAAGCAATGCGACAATGTTTATCGATTCCGTGGAGGAACTGAGGGAAATTTCCCATAGCAATCCGGAATAAGTGACCCTGGCGATATAGTAACTACAACTACTCCGCCCACTGATCCTACTCCAACGCAAGACATACGGACACATAATCCGATAGCACCATCAAAGCAGACAGCTGG